ATTCGTTCAGCAATTCGTTCCTCCGCCATTTCAAGAGTGATGTAGAGAACGTTCCTGCCTTGCAATAAGACGGAAGCAGCAACATGGCACATAAAGAGACTCTTTCCGACACCCGTACCAGCAAGAGCGATATTGAGAGTCTTATTAGGTAAACCACCTTTTGTGATTTTGTTAAAGTATTCAAGGTCGAATTCAATTTTCTCTTCCTTCTTATGATAGGATTCGTATCTTTGTTCGTAGTCTAGCAGATAATCGTGTCCGATATGTGTATCGAAAGATACTGCTAAAGCATCTGAAAGAATACTAGGAATACTATCACGATTTTTCTTCTCATCTTTACCATCTGCAATATGGATAGACTCCATAAGTGCGATGTAAATAGCACGATCACGACACCACTTTTCCGTGGTATCTACCAACCAACCAAATTCAATCGGAACATCATCGAGATTTTGAATCAGATGGACGATTTCCTTAAAAGAAGTATCATTAATATCTTTGCGTTTCTCAACTTCAATACAAAGAACTTCTTTTGTTGCTGGTTGATTATAATTTTGAATGAATGACAGAATTTCTTCAAAGACAATTCTTTGATTCGTATCCTCAAAGTATTCAGATTTTAGAAATGGTATAACTTTTCTTACATATTCCTCATTATGTAACAGGTTTCTAAGAATTAGAAACTCAACTTTCTCCATAACTAAATTCCTTACGTGCGATTTCGTCCAATTGTTGCATCACTTCTTCAGTGAAGTATATTTCAGGTTCTTTCAGAATCTGCTTAGCATAAAGTTTCTTACCATCAATCTCATAACGTCCTGCTACATTCTTCCAGAGTCCACCAATCTCACCAAGTTCCAAAAGACCATAGTAACGATCAAGACCGCGCTCATCATAATACAAACGGACTTCAACATCTTTGTTCTCCTTACTCAAACGCGACTTAGCAGTCTTAGCTTTAATAATATTGCCGACCACTTCCGTTCCGTCCTTTTCTTTCTTTTTGCTGAGATAAATGATCGTGCTTGCTGCGTACTTGAGTCCAGAACCTCCTCCCATTTCTTTCGTTGGTACATAAGCTCCGATGACATCGTATGTATGATTTGTGACAATAAGCGGGACATTTGCTTGACCTAATTTAAGTGTGAGCATTCGGAAGGCACCTTTAATAAGTTGAGATTTAGTCATGTCTCGAACTTCTTTTTCATTCAGTGCATCAGTAATCTCTTTAGTTGTGGAGAGCATACCTAAAGAGTCTAGCACAAACATACAAGGTTTGCGTTCCTCTAGAGGTTTCTTGAGATACATGTCTACCGCTTTGAGTGCCTTTGTACGAAACTCTTCAATAGTAACGACGTTAACAACAACCAGACGAGTAGTATCAATTCCACGGGATTCGATCAAAGATTTGGTGATAGCAGCCTCAGTGTCAAAGTAGAGACAGTAACCATCGGGATGAGTATCAAGAAAGTTCTTAACCACTGCGAGAGAGAAAAAAGTCTTTCCAGTAGAAGACTCTCCAGCAATAGCAGTAATCTTATTCCCAGATACACCACCAAATATGCTACCTGAAACCAGTGCATTAAAAATGTATGACCCCGTATCGACATAAGTTTCTGTTTCGTCAATATCTGCTGCAAGTTTAGTGAAGTCATCACCAATCTCTTTTACAATATCTTTAAGGAAATCCATTAGGCAAAAAATGAATCAAGGTTTACAGTTTTTTCCACACTCCATCCAATCGAATCTAGGATGACTTTCATAGGTTCTAGAAATGCTTTCTCAAATTGTAAATCGTAGTCAACGTATTTGTCAATCCCAAGTTCCCGTGGGAAATCTTGAATATATGAGATTACATTTTCATGAATAGAGTTTGGTTTTTTGAGATAGCAGAACTTAATTTTTTCTCCATTCTGAATAAGAGAATACTTGTTTGTAAGATTCTCTTTCTTAATGTAGTGATTATAAAGAAGTGCTCCACGAACGTGAATAGGTGTTCCCTTTTCGTAGATTGAAGCACTGGATTTATACTTATTTACATCAGATGCAGAACGAGGGAATGATACTTGCTCTGGTGGAAGTTTCTTAAAGTCACTCCTACTCTTTTCAATAAAGTCAATCACATCATCTTCAGTTCCACTCATCATTAGTTTCAGTGCATCCTTAATCATCTTACGACAGGGTGCTGGAGTAGATGATTTAACTGCCTCAATACCCATAATCTTGAGTTTTGGTTCAGTATATCGAACACCTTCACTATCCCAAACGTTGAGAATATAACGCTTCTTTGCAGTCCAGATACCACGATCCGCAATATTCTCACGTTTCATGAACATCTTCTGGTCATAAGCATTTACATAGTCAGCCAGTTCTTGGTAAGAACTTTCAATATATTTTTCAAGTTCCATTTGACACACCTTATCAAGGAATGAAACGATGCTCTCAGTAGTTTTCTCTCTTCCTTTGAATACACATTCAACCAAAGGGCCCATATTAAGGTAAATAGAATCAGTATCTGAAGCAATAACATAGTCAACATTCTCCGTCTTAAGAATCTTGTTGAGGTAGGTGTTCATCTTTCCCTCAATCCAACGAATAGCAACCTGTCCCGAAAGAGTGATTGCCTCAGCATTTTCTAGTTTGAAATACCTGAAATACTGATTGCCGATAGCACCATAAGCAGAGTTAAGAGAAATCTTCTTTGCCATTTGGATGTTGTTACACCTTGCAATCTCCTTTTCAAGTTCTTTTGTTGGTGTTTTTTCATATTCTTTTTTTGCTACAATCATCTTCTTTTTGAAGATAACTCGTTCGTTATACATCTTCTCCATTAGTTCGGGAAGCATTCCACGGAAGTCCTTACGGTACATGGCACCATTAGCACACACCGCATAGTCCTTATGCAACTCAAAACTAACCTGCTGATTAAGAATCTTATCCACAGAAGCAGTGGGATGCCTCTCATCCATCAGAGTTTCTGGTGAGATGTTATACATCATAATTAGGTGTGGATATAGAGAGTTCAAGTCAAAGTTAACAACCCAATCATACACTCCAGGCTTTGGTTCCTTTACATAAGCACCAGCATACTTCGCATCTTTCTCTGTTTTTTCTTTTGGTGGAATAACAACATTACGTTTTTTCAGATAGTTGTAGATAATATTATCCCACATCCGAACCTGAAAGAATACATCAGCATAGTTTACTTTTGCATCATATGCCATCGTAATCGCAAGTTCGATGAGTTTCATCTTGTCCTCAAGACGATCCACCAGTTCCACGTCAACGATGTTATATTCTACAAACTTTTGCCAGTCTTTAGTATAGAAATCTTTAAATGTATCAAACTCTGAGTGATCGAGTTTCTTCTGCCCAAGTTCTACTTCAGCAATATAATCGAGACGATATGATTCTTGTGCTTTATAAGTAAACTTCTTATAAAGATCAAGATAATCAAGTTGAGTGATACCACCAACATCATAAGAAATCTGCTTTCTTCCCATTACTACAACTTCTCTTTCACTCACAAGTCCCCAAGGAGAGAAAGATTTCATCATCTTCTCACCCAAAACTCGATTGAGACGACGACAAATATATGGAATATCGTAAAACTGAATATTCCAACCTGTGATTACTTCGGGGATATTTTTTATCCAATAATCAAGAAAGTTTTGAAGAAGTTGGTACTCAGATCCACATTCAATATACTTTACATTTGATTGTTTATTGTTGAAAGGTTTTACGCCCCAGGTAACGATTTTCTTAGTTGCATAATCCTGAATAGTAATAGTCAGAATTTCTTCAGAAGCAGATTCAGTATCTGGGAATCCATTCTCGGAAGCAACCTCAATATCAAGAGTTGCCAGTTTAATTTTTGTGATATCAAACTTAATCTCATCTTCAGGATACTTTTCGGAAATATACTGAAAGACATAACGATCGTTACCGTAGATTTTGAATCCATCTACGTTCTCGTATTTCTTATAAAACTCTCTACATTCCCGAACAGAACCAGGAACAATCGGTTCAACATTTTCACCATCAAGAGTTTTATACTTTGATTCTTTTTTGGAAGGAACAAAGAGAGTTGGTGAAAACTCTTCTTTGAACATTACACTTTTACCATTTTCATAACCACGAACGAGAAACTGATTCCCGATCATTTGCACGTTGGTATAAAATCTCATTTAATCAAGTTCTGGTACTTTTCAAGAAGTGTTGGTTTGGGATCAGCAATTGTCAGAATCTTATCGGAGTGAATCATAAAAGTATTCTGAGAACAAACTCCAACTAACCAAGGAGAAAGAGTTTCATCTGCTTCATTTAAAATGAAAGGTTCAATCAACTTACAATCTGGTTCTCCAAGTTCTGATGGGACTTCTTCAATCTGCGATACCAGAATCTGATTGTTCATCAGTAAAATCAACTTCGTCATTTTGTTCTCCAACTTTTAATACATTTTTTTCATACATATTCTTTAGTTTTTCCAGTGGTTCCACAAGAGTAACTACCCAATCACTGGGAACTGGAATCTGTTCATCCTTCGTAAAGGGAATCCAAGGAAAAAGATTGATATCAAAAGAGTGCTTAAGTGTATCCTCATTATTCTTAGAAAGAATCTCAAAATCTTTCAAAAGAACAACCTGAGGTTTATTAAACAAATATCCAACTACTCGTTCATCCACTATCATTTCTTGAATATCGGAAATAATATTCTCTCCAGATTTCAAATGAGCAAGTTTTACAGTCATAATACTCCAATACCTCCAACTACTATACCAATAAAAAGAGGGGAAGTCAACTGGATTTTGCCAGTCGATCCCCTGCGCCGACGATATTCAATTATATTTATTCAATCCCCACCAGCACTTGATGATGATCTTTTAGCACATGCTTTTCCTCCAGGAGCCATAGCATAAGGAATTGTTTTGTAACATTTCACTTTTGTTTTTTCTGGAGGATTTCCAAAATCTCCCACTTTCTCCATAAATTGCTGGAAGGTTTTCATGTTTTTTTTCTTTTATTTAGATATAATCCCTTCTCTGATGATGGTCTGGAACAATCTTTTTCAATTCAATTCTAAGGAGTCCGTCTTCGAATGTGACGTTGGATACTTCTGTGTCGTCGGATAAAGTCCAGGCTCGTTTGAAACTTCTTTGAGCCAATCCCTTGTGGATAAACGTCTTGTCCGATTCGGAATCTGATTTTTGTCCTTCGACAAAAAGTTTTCCATACTCTGTGTACGCATGAACTTCCTCCTTTTTGAATCCAGCAAGAGCAATTTCTAGATGAGATTCTACATTACTTATCTGAACAAGATTGTATGGGGGATAATTTGATGTAGTTTCATGAACATTAAAGATACGATCAAGATACTCATCCATCCCGATACTGTTGCGAGTAATCTTATCCAG